GCTGGGCGATGAGCTGCCAATTCGCGCCGTAGTAGTGAAAGGGCAAGACCCCGTTACGCTGGTTGACGTTGCGGCAGCCAAAAAACTGGCGGAGGAAAAAGGATTAGTTCCCACTGATGTGCAGCCGAAAGGCCCTTCTCCGCAAGAGCTCGCGTTCCAGGCGAGAAATGCAGCGAGGCAAGCGGAAAAGGAGCGCCGTTGGGGGTTACTCGCCGAGCTGCACAAAAAGATAAGCAAGAGCCGGTACAACCTGGAAACCGCGCTACGCATCGCTATGCCAATGCTGCTCAGCAGTTTGCTGGAGTGGATTAAGGACGACGATATTACGGCGTTGTTCGACTCACGGGGAGAAATACCCCCCGAGGAAGATGAAGAGGGCGGTTACGAGGTATATATCCGCGACCTGGATCCTAATGGAATGTCGGTACTACTTGTCGAGCTTATCGCAGCACAGCTGGAAACCTTCAGGCATTTGCCATATGACTGGGTACCAGGCGAGCGCCATATGGGATTGGAAGATTTTTACACGATCCTCGGCGCCGCGGGCATCGATCCCGAGCAATCCCCCGAAACACCTACTTCCCCCACGTCGGCTGCGCATGCGGAGATAGAGATCGCGCGCGAGAAAAACCTCGAGGCCGAGGCTTCGCCGTCGACCGAGGCTGCGCAGGCGGTGGAACCAGAGGCGAACCCCGTGGAAACCCATATCGAGGCGGCGGTTCCCGCCGCGCCCGAAGGAGGGCGGCCAGAAAGCCAGGCGGCCGAGCCAATCGAAACGAGTGAGCAAAGTCAGGCGACGGCGATCGCCGTCGCACCGAAAAAAAGAGGTCGCCCGAAAAAGGTTGTGGCCGCCCAAGGTGACGCCGAGGTGGTCGAATGAGGCTGATCGGACTAACCGGCCGTGCCGGATCCGGCAAGGACACCGTGGCTAACTTCCTGACGGGGTGTCAGGGGTTTGTGAGGATCGGGATCGCGGATCCTATGGAGGCGGCCCTTCTAGCCATGTTCGCCGGCACTGGCATCACGGCCGAGCATTTCAACGACCGGATGCTGAAGGAACAACCAATTCCCGGGATCGGGCGATCTGGTCGGCAATTAAAGCAGACCATCGGGGATTGGGGACGGCAGGTTAGCTCTGACCTGTGGATCTATCTAGCCGACCGCAAACTGCGGGAATTCAGTCAAGCATCACCCCTGCTGCACATCCAGGGTGTTGTCGTCTCAGACGTGCGCAAGGTGGATGAAGCGAATTGGATTACTCGTCATGGCGGGCGGATCTGGTACATCGCCCGACCCGAAAAGGACCGCGCAGAGCTGGCGGGTGAAACAGCATCGCATAGCACTGAGCAGGAGGTCGATTGCGTGCCTTTCGACATCGCGATCAGAAACACGGGCTCGATCGAGGATCTATTCGAAACCGTTACAAACGCCCTTTACTTTACCCATCCAGGAGATTAGTCATGATGAAAGAGCACAAACTGATTAACCCCGATAACCCCATCACTGCCGGCGCAATCATCACTCTGGCAATCCTGCTATTTATCGCCCTCATCAGCTGGATGGGCAACCGCGACCGCGAGGCCGCCCAAGTGCTCCAATGCCCCAAGCCGGGCATTGGCCAGCGACTCATCGGCCGCGGCCACATGGAAGTGGACGGCGAACCCGGCGAGCTGCAGTGCACTTACTCAACGGCGCCTGTGCAGGAACGCCTGGTCGCCATTAACTCAGATCGCTAGGTAGCAGCGAGGGCCGCCCAGCAGAAGGTGGCGGGGTACAAATAACATCTCCAGCGGTAGACCCTCCATCAATGTTAAGCCGCCCGTCCCGGCCGGATGCCGGGCTCTCAATCACTCAAACGAGGAAGAAATGACAATTGAAGAAAACTTCGCCGACTATGACGCTCGCTTAAAGGCGCTCGGAGTCGTGGCCAAGCCCGAAGATTATTTCAAGGCGGGATACCTGTTCGGGACGTGTTCAAAAAATCCCCATGTAACGCAAGTGATAATTGCGTTCGGCAAATATGTGGCTGGGCATCGACCGGGCAGCGAGCTCTGGTCTCCAGAGGATCAGGAAGCACTGGATATTGTAATGGTCCAGAGCACTGTGAATGCTTCCGAGGATGGCGAACAAGCGTGCAGAGTGTGTGGGTGTACCTGGAATAATGCTTGTAGTGGTGGATGTTACTGGGTGGAGGATGATCTTTGTAGTGCATGTGCTGATAGGGAAGGGTCAGCGCAGAAGGATGAGCCGGCGGCGGTCATTGACGAATCAGATGATGGCAAATTTGCCGATCTAACTGTGGAAGGAACGTTTCTCAAGAGAGGAACGAAGCTCTACACCCGCTCGCAAGCCGGCAAGCTCAGAGGAGTAGCGGAGGAGATTAGAGCGTATTTCCGCCGTGCTGACCCTATCGATTCTGACGAAGTAGAAAGGCTTATGGTGAAACTTGCCGCGGAGCTGGAGGCCAAATCGTGAAGATTTACCACAAAGCCAAAATGATTAATGACAAAGGAGGTGTATCGCCGGTATGCGCAGAAAAGCCGCGGGCCATCGATCTAACGCGGGCAACTTGGACTAATCGCTGGGAAGCCGTGACCTGCAAGAAGTGCCTGGCAAAGCACGCACTGGAGGGGAAGTCGTGAAAGAGCGTGGCATAACCATGAGCTGCCCGAATATCCACCCCATTCTGGAAGGCAGCAAGACGCAGACGAGGCGAGGGGTAAAAGGTCTGGCCTTGGAATGGCTGAAGCCAGGAATGTTTACTCGTGAGTACGTAGCCTCACCTGAGAATCACCTGTGCCCCTACGGTCAGCCAGGCGACAGGCTATGGGTGCGGGAGACCGGATGGGAGCGTCCGGAGCGTACTCCCAAAATGATGCGTGAGGGTGCCGACACTTGGGAGCCATACTACTACGACGCCGATGGCTGGAGTGCGCAAGACCATGCGGATTTCAAGGCATGGGGATTTAAGCGCCGCCCATCAATTCATATGCCCCGCTGGGCCTCCCGCATCCTGCTCGAAATAACCGACATTCGCGTAGAGCGCTTGCAGGATATAAGCGAGGCAGATGCTAAGGCGGAAGGGATCGAGCCTGAATTGGAAGGCTGGATTGACTACCGCAACCCAAGCTGTCAGATGTGCGTGAATCCAGTGGGCTCATATAGAACGTTATGGGAATCCATCAACGGTTCCGGCTCATGGAATAAGAACCCCTGGGTCTGGGTGATCAGCTTTAAGAAGGTGAACCATGAAGAATGAAGAGTTTGAGAAGTGGGCATGCAAGCAAGATTTTATCTACAAATCCGGAGAGGAATTGTCTCGGAAAGCATGGAACGCCCGCCAGCCCGAGATTGATGCGCTCAAGCACGATAACTTGATACAGAAAGAGACGTGTCGAGCGCTCGGTCGCTTGGTCGCCGAGTTGAAAGGTGAAAAAGCCACGCTCCAGGCCGAAGTGGAGAGGCTGCGGAAGGATGCAGAGCGACTGGACTGGCTGGAAGCGCACCCGAGACTTGGAGAAATCCATGTCGATGGCGAAGTGAAGGACTGCTATCTCTATGCAGTGTCCGGCGCCCTCGGCGTTCCTCTGCGCGCAATCATCGACGCAATGAAGGAGAGTAAATGAATCAGCCAGATACTGGGTTGCGAGCATAAGCGTGAAAACACTTGATCTTAAAGATGCCGCCGCGTTCCTGCATATGCACCCCATCACTTTGTTGCGTAAAGCTCAACAGGGATTAATCCCAGGCGCAAAACCGGGCAAATGCTGGGTCTTTTTAGAGATTGACTTAGCCGAACATCTGCGGTCACACTACCCGCGGCGAGCGTCGAGTGATAGCAGAGATAAGGAGGATAAAGAATGGCTATCTACAGACGTGAAGGATCGTCGCTCTGGTGGATCGACATCACGCCATCACCTGGACGACGAATACGCGAAAGCACTGGGACTACCGATAAAAGGAAAGCCCAGGAATACCACGACCGCCTGAAGACTCAACTCTGGGAACGCAAGCGCCTCGGCACCAAGCCACGTCATACATGGCGGGCGGCCGTGGTGCGCTTTATTCAGGAAGCTGAGGCTGAGGGCAAGGCGTCGTTGAAGAACGATCGGGACGCCTTACGGTGGCTTGATCCGCTTCTCGGGGATAAATATCTTGATGAAATCGATAAGGCGCTGGTCCAGACAATCATCACGGAGCGCCAGAAGCCATACATCAGGGAGTACAAGACCGGACAAAAGCGGGAATGCAGGCCGGGGGTGGATACAGTCAATCGGTTCCTTACCACGTTTCGCGCCGTTCTTACAAAGGCGCGGGATGACTGGGAATGGATAGATAGAATCCCGAAGGTGAAGGCTCTGAAGGGTGCGGTGAACCGGGTGCGCTGGATAACCCGAGCTGAAGCAGATGTGCTCATAGCCGAGCTGCCGGCGCATCTTGCAGTGATGGCGGAGTTCAGCTTGCAGACGGGGTTGCGGCGCGCAAACGTGACGCACTTGGAATGGAGGCAAGTGGACTTGGCCAGAAAAACCGCATGGATCCCGGCGGGCAAAGCAAAAAACCGAAAGGCTCTGGCTGTGCCATTGACCGACACAGCGGTTGCGTTACTGAAGGCGCAGAAAGGCAAGCATCAGGATTGGGTTTTCCCGAAGGCTGGGAAGCCTGTTCACCAAACGAGTACCAGGGCCTACCGGGAGGCCGTTGCCAGAGCAGGATTATCGGATTTCTGCTGGCATGATTTGCGGCACACCTGGGCGAGTTGGCACATACAGGACGGAACACCTCTGAATGTGTTGAAGGAACTGGGTGGATGGGCGACGATAACGATGGTGCAGCGGTATGCCCATTTGTCAGGTGAGCATCTACGAGCTTGGGTCGAGAGGCCAGCATTGGCTCTTGTGGTAAACAACATACGTCACACTGGGACGGAAGGCTAGTTCCGTCACAGTTTTGACACAGTGTCACAAGAAAGGGAAGGGCGTCGGTTTGCCGGAATCGCTAAGCTACTGACAAACCTTGGATAATTGGTAGGCGCGATTGGACTCGAACCAACGACCCCCACCATGTCAAGGTGGTGCTCTAACCAGCTGAGCTACGCGCCTAAAGAGGTCAAAT